GAAGATACTTCCAAGAGAAAGTATGGGTCCTGTAAAAGGCCCCCTACTAAAATCAGGGAAGAAAAAATCGTGAATAAATCCACGAGCTTCTCCTATAGCGATGGCATCGATTTCAGTCAGTAAAGTGGAATCCCAGTTATAGGTCTTACAAGACTGATTGACCTGCAAAAACAGGTCAAGAGCTCTCTGATCACAATCAATATTAAGCGAATCCTGAAATTTCTTCAGGATGCTATTATGAAGGTGAGTCATTGAGAAGTCGCGTAAAGCCTGGCCGGGAAACGGCTGTGTAGCACCGCTCCAACCTACTGATAAAAAGTCAGTATGAAGAGCAACGGGGATTTCAACAGCGTAATCACGCATGGTGGCCTCCGTGGAACAAGTTTGCTAGCTAAGAGAAACTCCAATATCTGGCTAAACAATGCCAGACGTGACGGTATCTCCGATGCCGGCCGACTGCTGTGCCAGAGCGCCCAAAGCGGCGGATAGCGCAGCACGTACGTTCGGGGCGTCAGCAGTATCGCTTCCGGCTGGTACGTCTACTTGCAACGTAACCTGCATAGTAGCAAACGGCTGACCTGCCAGAGGGGTAACACCCTTCCGACAGATGAACTTGTACGTGTTCCTCGGAACGTCCTTAATGATTCCGGTCGTCGGATTCGGTTTTCCTAAAACACGGAAAACGGTAGGCCGAACGAACGTAAGCGAGAAAGGACTTGACACAGTTTGCGTGGTGACGCCTGCTTGCGTACCTCCCAGCGCAGAAACAGCAACCTGTTTGCCAGTGGCAGTAGGGGCTAGATCTGCGACGTGAGTGTACGTAGGCGAGGTGAAACCCGTCTGCGCGGAACCCGTTATCGGGCTTGTAAGAGCAAATGACATAGTGATCTCCAGACTGACATCTAACGATGCCAAGTACGAGGTGATTGTGGATGGATGGATATAAAATTGGTTAATAGTGCTGTTATATTGCACATTTGGCCAATGTTTAAACCGCTTTCGATCTGAAAGGTGGGCAATGGAACGCCTTCTCCAACAGATCGAATTATATCCTTCCGCTCTGAACCCCAAAGCACGACTGGGTCTATAATCGTCGTTCGCTTCCAACCCGGAGCTAACACTTGTGTAGAGAGGGCACAGAAGATTTCGGCTCTGATAGCCGTTATCATCCGCACCGTCTTGTTCACAAAGTTAACAGGAGCCGT